TTTGACTATGCCATTAGGATGTGCGATTGTGCTTATCGGTGGAGGAATTTCCTCCATCGTGATCCTAGTGAAGAGTTGCAGGATGCGGGATACCGCTTCTGCGCTATGCGAAAAGCTTTCTGCTGACCCTGCCATTGCGTCGGATGTGTCGCGGGATGCTTTCGCATCACTTAATGTTGATCCGGTATCTGCTGTGCCGGGTCACACGCATGCTAATGCCGCCAGCGCTCGTAGCTCTGCCACCAGGTTTGCCCAAAGTACCGCACGGTTTTGCGGCGCTGGGCTGTACGTGGTGGGTATGTCCCGATCCGATCAACGGAAGAGGATGAGAGGCTCGCGCCGGTGGTATTGGACGAAGGACGTCAATGCGGAGAACCGCGGTGATAAACCCCAAGCCGACGATATTAGGTATTTGTGCGACGTAGATTATTACGTCGACATGCCCGATTTGTTAGCTGATGAGGCTAAGCCGGTGTTAATCTACACCGTTGTTCCTGAAGAAGCTTGCTCGAGTGGAGTGGATGACACTTCATTCACCTTCGAAGAAGATGGGGCGTTAGCCACGTATGTTGCTGGTGGTGGAAGTTACCGGCACATGCTGTGGGATTATGCTGCTGATTCTTTCCTGGTGAAGAAGAAATTCTTTGGAATTCCTTATCGGGCTGTAGCGTATGCTGTCGAACGTAAGCAAGTGTCGCAACATAGACAGTTGATACTCCTGGCTCCAATCCGGGAGTTCAACTGGCTGGCGGCCTTGTTGTCGAGTTGGCTGCTTGAGACCAAGGAACTAGAACGATTTAATCCAATCGTTTCGAAGGGTGGAGAGAAGTTCGTTCGCTTTAATGTCGTCAATCCGAAAGGCGAGATGGCTGTTACAACGGCAAGGCCTGGTTCCTTGCTGTGTGCAACCGTCCCACGTTCGGAGGATGATGCTATCGCGACCGTGTCGAGACTGGGCACCACCAACCTGATGCTGCCTACGACGGCGAGTTGGGTGAAAGAGAGAGCAGCCGCGGCAGTTCTCACTGAATACCACCGCTTAGTCGGGCTGAAGGCTAGGTTTACAGTGTTTCCTGTGGCTTTGGGAGTGCGCGCTTATCAGTTCAAACCCTCTGAATATGATGAGTCTGCGAAGCCCAAGTTGCAGGCGTTCATGAGTCCTATGGTCCATTCTGCATTCGCACCAGTCGCGAATAAGGCGGGAGAGGAACAGTGTGTCGAAGGCCGGATTAAGGCCCTCAAGAAACCTGAACCGAAGCCGTCAGCATTTAGGGACCAATGTATGGAGGAGTTTGCTGACCTCATCATACAAGGCGTGCACCTTGAACCGGTTTGCTTCGATGTTGTGGATAAGAAGCAAACTAGTGCTGCCCAGAAACTGTCTCTACGTAAGGCTGTGCTTAATGGAGAGTATCGCAGGCAAGTTTTGAAATGTTTCATTAAGGCTGAAGCTTACCCGGATGTCAAGGATCCTCGTAATATTTCAACCTATAATGACGCAGATAAGCTTGACATGGCGATGTTCGCCTTGGCGTTGTCTGAACATATGAAGCAGTTTGCTTGGTATGGCCCTGGCAAGACGCCTAGGGAAGTCGCAATCCGTGTAGGTGAGATATGCCGACAAGCTGACTATGTTAACGTGTCGGATTATCATCGAATGGACGGGACTATTTCCTATACGTTGCGCCAGGTTGAGCGGGTGATTTGCATGAAGGCCTTTGTGAATCACCGCACTAAGTTGAATGAATTACTCAAGACGAACGTTGACAACACTGGATATTTGCCCCATGGAACCACGTTCGATCAAGGAAGCTCCCATGGATCAGGCTGTTCCGCAACCAGTCTCTTCCAGACTCTCAGGGCGGCGTTTAACGCCTATCTTGCGTATCGACATACCCGGAAACCCTCCGGTACAACGTATGGACCTGCAGAAGCGTTCTCCGCTCTTGGCATCCATCTTGGTGACGACGGTCTCGATGGCAATTTGCCCATCGAGTCGCACCAGTGGGCGTCAAAGGCTACAGGACTCATCTTGGAAGCCGCTGTTGTACAAAGAGGGGAGAGAGGGGTCAATTTCTTGGCACGCTACTATTCGCCATCTGTATGGTTCGGATGTGTTGATAGTATGTGTGACATCAAGAGACAACTCTCGAAGTTCCATACAACGGTACGCTTGCCTGCTAACATCACGCCTGAGCAAAAGCTTGTTGAAAAGGCCATGTCATACGTGGCCACTGATGGAAACACTCCCGTCATCGGCGAGTTTTGCAAGCGCGTGTTATTGCTGTCATCCTATCGACCAAGATCTCTTCTTGGAATCGGTAGTTGGTGGTCTAAGTTTGACGAGTCCGAACAGTTCCCCAACAAAAATGTTGACGGATGGATGGACGTGGAACTTGATTGTCTCCTCGAGGGATTTGATAGGGGTGCATTCAACCAATGGTTGGCTTCCTGCAAATCGCCCGAGGAATTGCTTTCGGCTCCACTTTTTGTCGAACCCAAACCACCAACACCTGCCAGCGTTGCAGTCGTGGTTGATGAGGAGGTTGT